GTTCAGGGTTATCAGCAAAGTGGGTTTAACGGGGCTTTTAACGCTGCTAGTGTCGGTTCTACTGGAATTGAAGGACTGAATTACGCTGTTGCTGGTGACGGAGGAGCAAACCTAGCCGCAGCAGCGCAGCCGGGAATAGATTGGACTAATGTAGGATTGAGCATGGCGGCAAGTTTTGCTGGTGCTTATGTAGGCCGACAAGTATTCCAGAACGAAGGCACAACAGGAATAGGCGCAGGAGCCGGAGGAATAGCTGGTGGTATAATTGGCGGTGTGCCGGGGGCGGCTATAGGCGCGTTTCTTGGCGAAGGTCTGGAGAAAGTTTTAGGCGATATATTCGGATTTGGGGGAAAAGAAAGCCACAACAGGGTATATCAAGACCTTGATTTGAGGGCTGACCCAGAAGATCGGGGAGGTTCCTATTACACAGACAAGGGACACCACAAGCCACAGCAAGATGCTGTGGATGCTTATTCCGAAATGATTTTTGCCTTTTCTGACATGATAGGCGGTTCTGATTACTCAGGGCAAGTATCGGTCAGTGCTAGGGATGGATTCAATCTTGACGGGAAAGACTACGAAGATACCGACCAGATGACTCAAGTGTTGTTTAAAAATATTCTTGCAGGGGCAAGCCACCTTGACGCAAATTTAAAAGACTTGTTAATGTCCTTTGATGGGACAGCAGATGAAACGGCAACTTATGCAGCTACCCTTATGGCTATTTTTGGCGAAGATGGCGAAGTAAGCGACATGCTTCACGGGTTAATTGCAGGTTTTGATGGTGCAACCGATGAGCTTCTTCCTTATGTTGCTGCTGTTTCAAGTTTAAATGCGATGTTTGAGACTGATATTATAGGTCTTGCGATGGAAAATATTACCGAGCAAGCCCGAATAGCAGGGATGACAATGACTGATGTGTATGCCGCGCAGTCAGAAGAAGTTGCAATTTTAGCTGGAGAATTTGATGGCTCTACTGCATCTCTTACTGAGCTAACCGGAAGATTTGCCGAAAATAGAGCCATAGCTTACGAGCTAGTCACGGCTTTAATCTTGACAAAAGATGCTATGGCGGGATTGACCGAAGGAAGCGCAGACTATTTCCGAACAGCAGTAATGAGTGAAGAACAACTGTTGAAAAAACGGCTGATTGATCTAGGTACGCTAGAGAAGGAGCTTTCAGAAGCAACCTCTCCCGAAGAAATAGATCGGATAATGAAAGAGTACACATCTCTTTCCAAGACTATATTTGACAGCTTAAAAGGCGATTTTGAGGGTGCAGAGCTAAAATCGTTTGGTGAGGCGTTTGCGGTCAACGCGGAGAGAATCGGGGGGATTGCCGAGGAGCAACTAACCAAGTCTATTGACGCTATAGAAACGCATCAGGACGGTCAGAACACCAACATAGAAGGATTGCTTATTTCTATTGGTGAACAGAATATTGATTTAAACACTATATTGACGGGTCTTGGAATAAGCACTACAGACCTTGCAACTATTGCAGCAAGCACTGAGAAGATTACAACTGCAACCGTAGCGGCAGAAGAAGCGGCAGCGGCTAGTCTGAAGGCGGCCACTACAGCATTTACTACAGCGGTTGGTGTCTTTGCAGCTAACAGTGATGTTACGGTTACGGTTGATGTTGACGGCGGGAATGTAACAGGATGACAAGAACAACAAACTCAGGAGTACAGGCGGAGATAGCGAAAATTGCTACGATGCCTTTTCACATAGCAAAAATAGAGTTTGCTAGTCAGACCTCTTTTGTTTCAGAGGGGCCGGAAGTTACTTTTGGCGGGAATGCTTACCTAGACAGTAGCTTATCTGTAGGTACTATAAAATATGGAACCGCTGGTTTTGAAAGAGCAGATATTGCTCTTTTAGATTACTCTAACGGGATTATATCTGTTTACTTGCAGAACAAAGTTCTTGATGTACCCTGTACCCTGTACTTAGTCTATAGGGATTCTGCTGGGGCTTTCACAACCCCCGTAATGCTTGCTCAAGGTGTTCTTGAACCTGATAGAATATCCGGCTCAGAAGTATCTCTAACGCTTCTGCCAAAATCAGAGCTTAGTAGCTTTTACCCCACGGTGTACTTTAACGAAGACAACGGGGCTACTCACTTAGCTAAATCTGGGACTATCGTTGAATGGGGCGATGAGAAATTTGAACTGGTGAATTAGTATGCTTTATCCTATAAATTTGCCTCAAGTTATAGGCAGCAGTTTTAACGAAGAAAGCGGGGCTGTCGTAAGCCGATCAATTAATGGTAGGCCAAGAATAAGAAACAATTTCTCGCAGGTTTGGAGAACGGGTACTATTGTTCACGAGTTGAGCCAATCTGAGCTAGACTCTTTGATGACGTTTTATAATGACAACAAATCCATAGCTTTTACATTCACTTATCAAGCTGACAATGTGACGTATAGTTGTCAGTTTGAAAAAGCCCCACAAGCAAAACCCGTTCTTGGTGGAAGGTATGATGTTTCTGTCTTCATAATTGAGGTGGTTTAATAATGGCTACTTTCAAGTACAAAAACGCTTCAGGTCAATATGTAACGATGAATTATCGTGACAGAACCCCAAAAGCATCTGTCAGCACTGTAAACGCGGTAGCAGAGGCCAGCAAAAGTATACGCAAGGAAACAATTCTTTCTTCTAATGATATTGCTCCCGTTGTTTTTGGCAGAGATAGGTTTTTCGCAAAGCCGTGGAATGCCTTTGCGAAAGACGATATTTTATATGTCCCTTATCTTGTAGCTTGGGGAGGCCCACCACAGGGCGATTATCTTGGCGGGTCTGGAGCTAGAGGAATATCTGCGTACAACAATGTTTACGTAGACGGTGTTGATATAAACGAGACAGACGGTTTCATAGATTCTGGCGGAGAAATAGAATATCACTATGGAAGAAATGGAGTAAACCAGCCTCTCTCAACTTTTCTTGCAGAGGCAGTAACGGGATTTACAAACAGATATGATGGCTTTGCCTACATTGTTTTAAAAGTTCCTGTAGGAATCTCGAATGGATTTCCTAGAGTTGAAGTAGACATAGATGGACTCAAGATAAGAAGAAGGTCTGCTAATTACCCTTTTGTAGAAACGGGAGCAACCCCTAGCGGAACTAATCTTGTTCCAAATTCAGCTAATCCTATGTTGTGGACTGTACAGAATGGAGCGACACACCAAGACACAGGAAACAATATTGGCTTCTTTCAAGAAACTACTGTAACTAGCGGAGGCTCAACTGGCGCAAAAACTAGGATTATAGCGGGAGCCACTGTAGGTGCTTTTTTCTATGGCATAACGATTTATTATAAGGCCGGAACTTCAGGGAAAGTTCGATTTCAAGTTCTCAATCAAACCAAAAACGTATCATCTATTATTTCAGGAGATATTGGTTCATTGCCTACACAGGGAACTAACCCAACTACTTCGGGAACTTTTACTGTTTTATCCGATCATTCCTTGGGGGCTTACCGTGTTTTTAGGGCAGTTTATACTCCCCTTTCTTATCTCGATACCGTCTATTTTTATATGGGGCCGCAAAGTTCTGTTTCGGGTGAAAATGTTTTTGTCTATGGCGCACAAGTAGATAATATTACCTATAATTTTTTTGCAGTACCCGTCTTTACCGACAACCCTATTGATATTCACGCACATCTTTTAGAGCAATCTGGCAGCACACTAGATGCTAATTCTGTTCAAGAGGCATCGAGCTGGAACAATGAAGTTCTTCCTTATAGCACTAGCCCCCGGCGATCAATGGGATTTACTATTGATAGCGTAGGGAAAATTTCGAGTATTCTTGAATTTTTTAGGGCATACACTGGCTGCTCTTTGACTTACGATGGCGGAGTAGTCTACTACTTAAAGCAAGAGGCGCGGGTTACTTCACACACGTTTAATGATAACCATGTTGAAAGGATAAACATAGGTAAGTCTAAATCAAAAGAAGTTCCCACTAGGTATGTTGTTTCTTATACAGACAAAGAAAATGATTTTGCAGTCGAAGAAGCGATAGTCGTTAACCCCGACTCTACCTTGCCAGTTAGGATTTCAAAGATTTCTTTCCTTGGTTGCAACAATTTTGAGTTTGCAAAAAGGGAAGCCGTAGAAAGATATAACAGAAGCACTCTTTCGGATTTAAGAGTGAATGTTCAACTATTCGATGAGGGAATTGAAGTTTTAGTCGGGGAAGTTTGCTCGATAACCTATTCCGACATACTTACTAATAAGCTGATGGAGGTTGTTTCTGTTTCTGAGAGGTCGGCGGGTTATTGGAACGTGGAACTTGAAGAATACGACCCCTTGTTCTTTTCTACTGACGTTGAAAGCAGCCCTTCCTTCCCAGACACCCAGCTTCCTGTTCACGCACCGCCTCCAGCAGTAACGGGTTTGACGGTATCCGAGGAAATATACCAAAGGAAAAACGGTGAGTACGACAATAGATTCCGCATCAATTGGACAAAATCTATTTCTGCCTACACTAGAAACTATGTTGTCAGGGTTAAAAAAGGCGGAGTGGTTATTGCTTCAATTAGCGAGACAGGCTTAGAAACTGCCTACGGCCCGTTAGAAGAAGATGTGCCTTACCAGATTGAGGTGTCGCGGTAACGTCTTTATACGAAGGGGCTGTTGCCTCTGTCATTGCAACTCCAAATGGTAAAACAATCCCACCTTTGCCCGTAACAGTTTTTGACGTTTTTGAGGTTGGTGGTCAAGTTAGGCTTTCTTGGGGGGCAGCGGTTGACTTGGATATTGTTGATTATGAGATTCAATATGGGCCAGCAAATGTTGTTTGGGATGACGACCCCGCATCAGCACAAATCTTAAACAGGGTATCCTCTTTACGCTATGTCACGAATGACATACCAATTGGCACTTACGATTTTATGATAAAGCCAAGAGATTCCGTTGGGCTGTATCCAACCACAGGGGGAGATGACGGGGTTGGTACAAAAAGAGTTAACTCAGTTGAAGTGACACTAGACGAGAAAAGTTTGCTTGTTGGAAGCGGAACATACCCCGACCTCACAACAGATGATCTTCTAGTACACAGAACAAAAGAGGTTCGGTGCAGCACTTTTGAAATAATCTACACGAATACTTCCAGTCAGACTTGGACTGCTTTATTTGGAGGCAGTCAGTTGCCCGCAGCAGGGGCCATTGCTTCTAAGCAAGCTGTCCCAACCTCAAACTTCCGGCATAGTAGTGCTGTAGTCACTTTCGCTACTGACATTTCTGGTAACTGGAGGTCAACACATGACGCTACTGTTTACGGCGGGACTGTGGCAACTAAGCAGGGATTGAAGCTATCTGCCGCTGCTTCCTTTACCCTTTACGATGCTGCTTCTGTGCAAACAAAGGCGAGGAATACTTTCCAGCAGTACGTGGGATTGGGTCTTGTAAGAATAGACTTGTCCAAGCAGATATATAGAGTTGATGCTGTTACAAGAAATGAAACGAAGTCGGACGAAGCTGCTATTGGCGGGAAAACGGTTGAGCTAGAAGGAAGCTATAGTGCTTTTAAAGTTATAACCGCCACACCAATAGGGAACGGTGCGCTTGCTGCTTACTGCGTCATTGATGCGGTAGATTTTACTGCTACACCAAACACGTTTGATGTATATATGTTCGACCCAGCGGGAGTGCAGCTCTCTGGTGACGGTTTTGTTTGGAGGTTTGAAGGTGTATAACTATTTTAAGGCTCATTTTCCGATAGCCGATCAAACTGGCACAGACTTGGTTCTTGACACGAAGAACAGCCTTCATGCTTTGCGGGATGCTATCACTGTTGATGCTATGTATGGCTGGAACTATACAAACAGCGCGGCAATGAACCCAGCAGAAGGCACTTATTCTCAGCCTGACTTTTATAATTGGTATAAGTCGATAGACGGAGTTATACACACAATAAGAGCCACCGTAACAAGTTGGGGTACTTACGGGGCTTCAATTATAGTTTGGACTTATTCCTCAAACGGAATTGCGCTTGCTATTGGAACAGAGACTACTACTTGGGACGCTAACGGCAATTTTATACAGTCTGCTTGGAGTGGAAGCCCCACGATAGAGTTGTTTGAAAGAGAGAAGCCTGTTGTTGGGGATGCCTTCCTGCAAACAATAGATTATATACGGGAAAATCTTTTAGCTGTCCGAGATGATTTGATCGGAACTGCTGGGCATGGCTACAAGTATTATTATACTGTTGGTAACGGTTCAGCTCAAATGCCGCAAAATTTGTTTTGGTCTGACTTATCCAAGCCAACGGCAAGCCGCCCGATAATGAAAGGTGTTATTGTTTATGATAGTAATGAGAGTGTAACTTCTATTTCTTGGGTTACATCAAATAATGGCGGCAGTTTATATTACAATGTAGGCACAATAAATTTTGTTTATACCTCAGAGGGTTATTGCTCAACAGCAATCTGGTCAACCCCCGCTAACTATACTCAGTTTGAAGATAACAGACCCATTATTACTGAATCAGATGCGGATAACATAATTGTAGATATTAAAAATAATCTCAACGCTTTGCATGATGGCGCGATAATGAATATTATGCCGTTTTGGAATTACAGTAGGCATTTCGGGACAGCCTCAAATCCATACTCAGAGAGATATACTAAAGGGGCGTTACAGCTTGAGATAATAAACACCTACGGTGCTTCTGGCCCGTCAATTAACTGCCCAACACAAAGAACTTACAGTTATTCTACAGATAGTGGCTCTACTAGATTTATATATGGCAGAGCTGTTATAAACTATGGGGATGACGGGATTGTTTCTACAACAACATGGCACTTGAGTTAACACAGGAGTATAGAAGATGAGCCTTGGCCCATTTGCAGGAATAACAGGCAGCTTAAAGACTTTACGCGATACAGTTGTTGCGGGTTTTACGGCTAATGCTACACAGCTAGACGCGACTATATTAAGTCGAGCCGCAGAAAACACTGTGGCAAAAGCCGCTGAATTAGCGGCAGTCAAAGCTCAAACAGATACTATCCCCACAATAAGTACTAATGCGTTAGCTGCGACCCGAAAAGAAACAGAATTTCTCTCTGGTGGTGCGAGTACCTTCACTGTTCCTTCGGGTGTAAACATGGTCTACGTTACTATGATTTCTGGAGGTGGTGGAGGTGGTGGAGGGACAATGAGATCAAGTGGTTCCAGTAAGGGGTATGGTGGAGGTGGTGGTGGAGGTGCTGGCTCAATAGCAATGAGAGTCCCATTAGCAGTCACGCCTCTTGCTACAATCGCTGTTTTTGTTGGTAGTGGCGGTTCTGGAGGCGCGGGTGGTGATGCCCCAAGCGGTACTACTTATAACTCGTACCGATCTGGGGATGACGGTAATGGGGGAACAGACACCTATGTTGAAGGCGGGACTCATAGCATAACTCTTAGAACTGTAGGAGGAAAAGGAGGGTTGCGGGGTGCGATAGGTACGACCGAATCCGTCAATTCCGCTGGACAAAGCAAGGGAGGCGGACAGGTCAATACCGCTGCGTTCTGGGGTAATCAGCCCTGCTATGGGCCGGGTTCCGCTGGAGGCAATGGAGGCACTCAACTACCCGCCATAACCTCCAGACCGAATGGGCAGAACCCATCCGGTTCGCTTGATTATTACGGAAGAAGCGGAGCCAATAAGGGGTCAACGGCAGGAGGCAGTTTTACTTATGGTGGAGGTGGAGGTGGAGGCGGTCATGGGTATCGAGGTGATGGTGGAACAGGAGGCGCGTCAGGAACGTCAGTAGGGGGGAATGGCGGAGCCGCGCCTACTCATACGGGAGCAGGTGGAGGAGGCGGTTCCAGTACACAAACAAACACCAGCAACGCCAGCACCACATACGCTTGCGGGAGTGGAGGTGCTGGCGGCAGCGGTTACGTGCTAATCGAATACTAGGAGATAAAAAATGATTACATACGCAAGTATAGAAAACGGCAAAGTAATCGGTATTTATGCTTTTGCAAGTACCGAAGTAATTGGCCCCGATAAAGGAACTTTTGTTGATGTAACCAGCCAGCCTGAAGTGCAAGTTGGATGGATTTATTTATCCGGAGATTCTTTTGAAGCTCCTCCAGAAATTGACATCATCTATAATCCTGTAATTACTACTGTAGATTTTGTAGAGTTATTCACCCCAGCAGAATTTATGGCTGTTGAGGCATTGATAGGTATTGACCCGATTACAACCCAACTTTACAAGGTGGCTGAGTTACAAGGTCAAGTTGATATGAGCAGCCCAAAAGTGACAGAAATTGCGCTGCCTAATTTTGTAACGCTTGGCGTTCTGACACAAGAACGGGCTGACGAAATCTCAAATAGCTGGCAAAATGATGAAGAACCGTGAGTAGTCTAGTTCTGACTCGCTACGGCAGTACGCCTTACGGTACCTAACGTAAGGTCAAGTTCCAAATTGAAGAATTGCAATTAGGAGAGTTTGGAGGTGTTAGTCTTAGCAAGAAGAGAAGGCGAAAAACTGAGTATAGCTGACGGGGTGATTAAGGTCACTGTGCTCTCAGTCACGGGGAAGATTGTTCGTCTAGGATTCGAGGCCCCTAACGGCATCCGCATAGAGAGATTTGAAGTGGCGGAAAAAGAAGATAAAAACCATCAGAATAAATAGGGGATACACGAATGGCTAAAAAATGGATTAAAGAAATTAAACCCGCAGTAGGGACTCCCGTTATCGAGCTTATACCTGCGGGTGTCGGCACTGTTAGAGTAGTGCATGATTTTACTTCGGGCGGGACAGCGGACGTAGACTTTACTTACGACTTACCCTCTGCGGCACTAGCGGGTAGCCCTTACGCATGGACAGCACTGATAGACGGGGGCGGTGCAGACAAGCATTCCGATGTCCTGACCGCTCACGTAACAGCGGTGAAATTAACCTCTCTAGTCACGGTACAAAGATTTTTGCTTGTAGGCGAAAATCACGATGGCAGGTAGTACTTGCGAGCACAAAAAACCCGTCGATAATCTTGGTTTTTCTGTACGAAAAGTTACCGATCTTATTGTTGTGCATTGTTCCGCAACCAAAGAAGGTGTGAACATTGGATTGGAAGAAATCAATGATTGGCATAAGAGAAGAGGCTGGGGCAATGATACGCTCTCGTGCGGGTACCATGAAATCATTCGCATTGATGGCACAGTCGAAAGTGGCAGACCTTTGCATACCGTTGGGGCGCATAGCAGAGGCCATAATTACCGTAGCATTGGTATTTGTTTGGTGGGTGGTCTCGATAGTAGCGGGGAGCCTAGCAATACTTTTAACAGTACTCAGCTTTGTGTCCTCAAGAGTAGGATTGATTTTTACCGTTCTAAGTTCCCAAGTATCACGGAAGTAGTCGGTCATCGTGATCTTAGTAAAGACCTTGATGGGGACGGAATCATAGAAAGCCACGAATGGGTAAAAGCCTGTCCTTGCTTTAACGTCAGCGAAGTTATGCCCCAACTAACGACCTGCGAGTAAAATGAACTTGAGCGCACAAGGGAGTACCGACAGTTTAAAAGAAAGAGCTTGCCCTTGCGGGGAAGTTGCCAAGGAAGTTATACACGCAGCGGTTAAAATGCGTAGGGGGTGGTACTGCAAGAAGTGCCGCACCATGACTAAGGCCGTAGGTCGAGAACATCTTACTGGATTATAATAATGGGAATCGAAAACTCGGAGCTAGCCTCTCTAGTAAAGTGGGCCACACCTAAACAGAAAGAGATATGCCAAGCACGAATTGACGGAAAATCTTGGGCGTGGATTCAGACTAACTTAGGAGTTGAGTCAGGTAACGCACGTAAGGCCATAGCAAGCCTAAAGCGTAGAGCAGTGAGGCACGGACACTCACCAGAACATGATATGCAGCACACCGTCCCTGATGGGTTTCATGTCAAGGGCGTATCAACCTACTACGATTCAGAAGGGAACCCCAAGGCCCAGTGGGTTAAGTCCCAAGCAGACCAAATAACAGCCGCTGAACTTGCAGAGTTTTTACAGGAATCAATTCAAGGCTACCAAGGAATTGGTGGCGAAGTGAAGGCCCCTGCCCGTACCCAGAAAGATATGCTTGCCGTCTACCCTATGGGCGACCCGCACATAGGCATGTACGCCTGGGGAGCAGAATCGGGCGAAGACTTCGATTTGCGTATTGCAGAAAAAAACTTGATAGAAGCAACCACCCGTCTAATTGGTTGCAGCCAGCCTGCTGATACGGCAATTATTTTGAACTTAGGAGATTTTTTCCACGCAGATAACAGTTCAAATACCACCGCTAGAAGCGGCAATGTATTAGATGTTGATTCGCGCTGGGGGAAAGTCTTTCAGATAGGCTTTCAAGCAATGATTCAATGCGTTGATGAGGCAAGGCGCAAGCACAAAAATGTAATCGTTAAAAACTTAATAGGCAACCACGATGACCATACCTCGCAAGCATTATCGTTAGCCTTAAACGCCTTTTTCCACAAAGACAAACGAGTGACCGTAGACATATCACCCTCAAAATTTTGGTATTACCAGTTTCATAACGTCTTGATTGGCGCGGGGCATGGCGACACCGCAAAGCCCGACCTCCTGCCTAACATCATGGCAGCAGATGAGCCTGTTAAGTGGGGCAGTACGAAGCACCGATACTGGTACACGGGCCACATCCACTCCCAGAACCAGAAAGAATACGCGGGAGTAATCTGGGAAAGTTTTAAAACGCTAGCAGGAAAAGACGCGTGGCACTCAGCAAAGGGATACCGTTCAGGTCGAGACATGTTTTGTATCATGCACCATAAAGATCATGGTGAAGTTGAGAGACACCGAGTTGACGTAGGCATGTTGGGCAATGGTTGACCCGACACCCATCCGAAAAAGCACAACTCAAGATATGATTGAGACATTAGGTAGTGCCCATGAAATTATCAAAGAGCACCCAGAAGGGTACGGGTTATTTGTAGTCACCATAGGCCCAACAAACGAAGTAGAGCTTATTGCGGTGACTGAAAACTTAGACGATCTGCAAATTGCAGGAGCAGCAGCCGCAGTTCAATTTTCTCAGATTGCAGCCCTCCAAACTTGGGATGATGAGGAGTAGCTATTTACATAAAGCTAAACATTTGCGCTTCTGCTTGGCCGTGAGCTTACCCACAATGTCACAGTCAGTCTCTTCGTAAAAGACTACTAAGGTTGCCTGCCCACTAACAACATTAAGTGAAGCGTAGCACCGCGTCTCTAGGGGCCTCTCGTCACCTAAAAGCATAACATCTAACAAGATTTCTTTTTTCATTTTTTCTATTGCTCCCTCCCCATTTTTTTAGCTAATTCGCTCATGTCTTTTTTTGGGGCGGCAGGCTCTTTAGCATCAGCCAACTCAACCCCCGCAAGGTACGCTCGAACAGATAGTCCGGCAGCACCTGCCAACTCTCGTACAATATTTTCTAAACTCATTTTAATCTCCTTAAAAATAATTGAATTTTTTAATTTACTAGGACGGGGAATTGAAACCCGACGAGGGCACATACCCACCTCTCGATTGACGTGCTGGGTGGTACTGCTCGTAGTCCCCTTGAACTTTAAACTTAGCTTTGCCTGCAAAACCTAGCTCTACTTTTTCAAGTAACTTGTTCCCGTCTTTTGCGACCTCCCAGTGCAATACAATTCCGAAACCTTTTACAATGTAAATCTTGTCGTCCTTAGCCACTATTTCATAGCCAAGTTTTTGAGCCTTTAGTACCGCCCTTTCTTGAACTTGGCTTTTCATTTTTTTGATCTCCGTAAGTTGTTTTTTTCTTGACTTCGGGTGTTACTTTAAATGAGTAGTGACACTATGTCAATACCTTTTTTAATTTATTTTTTGTACGCGCTACATAGCCCTAAGTCTTTGATACCTATACTAAAAAATAAATTAAAAAAGGTGTTGACATAGGGGCACTACGGTACTATAATATTACCTGAAGTCGAGAGAACTACCCCCCAATCCTTAAGGAGATCGCCATGAACGTAGTCAACAAAAAGCCCAATCTAGCGATGGCAAAACGCATGCTTAAAGCTGGCAACCCGGGCCTTGTAAACGTCGAAGTAAAATGGGGCCGCAAGCCCGCACTTTGCCAAGACTTCAACAACGCGTACTGGTGGTCTTCGGACGTAATCGTGAGTGCTGATGGCTACAAGCCTAAGCGCATGATGTTGTCAGTCGATTGGGAAGGTTGCCACCTTCGCTAGCCAATCCAAGGGGGGCTAATACGCTCCCCCTTTTTTATGAACTTAAGATCAAAAAATATTGACAATAGTGTCACGACGACATACAGTGTTTATCGAAAATTAAATTAACGTAAGGAGATACAAATGAGCTACGAAGATCAAATGGATTACGAGTACGAGCGAGTAAGGGAGGAGGCAATTAACATAGTTCTTTCTAAGGGCTTACCCGCGTCCGTTGCCAAGCCTAACAATTACTTACGCATAGTTGATGCGTCCGTGTATGGCGACGATAAGTTTTTTGACGATCTCGCAATAAGCAACGAGATGATCGACAGCTCTGAACTCGACGCGTCGTTGGCTTTGCTCGCTAAGATAATAAAACAATGAGCGGTACTAAATACCACTACACTATCGAGGGTAAGGTGTCTTTGATTTTGGATAGTGGGGGACTAATTCCAACAGGCTCTGCACTAGCACCACGAGAAAAACAAGTGCTCTGGTTTAGCGGCAACAAACTTTATGAGCCTACCTGCATTAAGCCAATAATTAAAGCAGGCCAAATAGAGTACCCTAACTGGCAAACGTACCAGTCACTTTTTAAACTTTTTCGATTTAAGCTAATCTCGAAACGTCACTTGTCAGGCTGGCAGTCAACCTGTAAACAGGCTAAGACCCCTGCAAAAATTCGCAGGAAAATGGAGCAAGCGGGGAGAGCGCAGAAAGGTAAGCCGGAGCAATGGTTTGGCACTTTAGACGCTGTGCCCTTAGCTGAGTTGCAGGTGCAGGTGTGGCGCGATCAGAAGTGGGTAGACGCAGACCTTGCGGGTATCGACAAGCCTCGACCTTTACCTGACCATCAGCAATTTGTTAATTTTACTGATGCCAGCAAACAAGCCACGGCCACGCCCACGCACCCACCACGCAGGCAGGCACACACGCCAACAACACACCGCGTACTAAACAGGGCTAGGAGTAAGCATGCGTAAATTTTTTATAAGAACTGATTGCGGCAGCTACCCCGTACGGGATTACGGGTTAAAGCTAGACCCTAACGCCAGATACTCGACAAAGGATACGACATGAAGCTAGCCCTAGCCCTGACAGCCAGAATACCCCTTATACGCGTCGAGACAGACGACACCCTTAACATAGGCGCGGTACTAGACGAGATATCTCAAGAGGACTGCCTGCCCCTGCTAGAAGGTTTCAGAACAGCAATTCAAGGGTCGATCCACTACATCGTAAATCCGGCAGTTGTACATGACATTAAATGGTACAAGCAGTTCTCAAACTCTGACGCAACTCTAGTGCTGGTTAACACCACTAGTGTGTCTGCTTTGCTGTTTGACGGGGGCGAGCTAGTTACCCCTAGAACTATGATCGAGCGGTTCGCAGAAAAGTATTACGGGGGGGAGTACCCTGAAAATTTGGTGGCTAGTTTTGGAGGTATGTCGTACAAAGATATCGTCGAAGTAGCCAAGTTGACCATTGCCCAGTTTGGCTCTTTAACGCACCAAGGAGTACAGGCTGTTAGGCGGCAATTTTTTGGGATAGTAGACGGCCTTGAGCAAGTCATACTTGACGTACCTTTTTATTTTCCAAACAAAAAACTAAACGAATGGTTGGAAGTTGACGGGGCCATTATGCTCTACCCTTCCGCCCCAAAAGAATTGAGACCAAGAGGGCTACTTTTTACAGGGCCACCGGGGACGGGCAAGACTTTAGGAGCAAAGCATTTGGCTATAACATTGGATTTACCTTTGTACCTCCTAAACATTGGGTCGTTGTCGTCTAAGTATTTTTCCGAATCAGAAAAACAGCTAATGCGATGCCTTGCCCAAGCCGAGAACGCGGCACCCTGCATTCTCCTAATTGACGAAGTTGAAAAAATATTTCAATCTAACGACGAGTCAGGCACCATGCAGCGTCTACTATCTCACTTGCTATGGTGGCTACAGGAGCATCAAGAAAACGTATTTGTAGTAATGACCACTAACGATGAGGGTACGATACCCCCAGAACTTTATCGGGCCGGACGTATCGACTACGCAATCGAGTTTAAAAAGTTAAGCAGAGATTCGGCAGATTCCTTTATCGAAATTTTATCGGATAACCTCAAACATATTTACGAAATGAGTCAGAAAGAACGTGCAGATATATTGCAAAAACTTTACGGCTTGAATTTAACCGAGTATAGTCATGCCGAGATTACCCAGAAAGTTATGGGTGAGATTAAAATTGAATTTTTGAAAAACCAAAACATTTAAGGAGATAGTATGGATACGGAACCTAAGATATGCGACACCACGCCTGCGGGATTTGATAAGCAGTACGCGGACTTTATCATGCGGGGACTAGATGGAGACAACAACTACTTAGTACTTAAACGCGTTGATAACGACATGCACTATGCTGTTAGGCTTTTTTGTATTTTAACTGAGCAGGGCATACTTGTTGGAGGCAAGATAAGGTTAGCGTACGACGACTACTACGAAAACGAGTCCGGCTATATGGACGGCAAGCTAAATAAAATGACTTCCGAGCACTTAAAATTTCGCGCTGAGTCTTTGCTAGAGTGCTCCAAAAAACCTATACGTTGGGTTGAAGTTAACGCGGTGCGGGCAAAGATTCAAGTCGGGCAACCAATAGCTATGGGAGACCCCGAGTACTACAAAAAGGGGGTACTGGATTGTACCAAGTTATCTAAGATGTTTATTTCTAATTTCGAGGAGATGACAGGGGAGACAGTTGACGAAAAGATGATGGTACATTCGGCAATCAACCAAGTGTTTAGATTTCAAAATGAAAAGGTTAGAGGCGCGTAATGGCCTGCCCAAACGAGTACAGCAATGTCCTGTTTGATAACCGTATATCCGCAATCGAAAAACTTATCCTGTACACCTTGATGACCCTACCAGCATTACTGATAAAGGGTGCAGGAGAAAGCTATGTAAAGACCTCTACGATACAGCATCACGCAGGACACATGAGTTACCAAGAGCTTATGTCTACCCTTGAGTCGTTGGAGGGCAAAGGCTATTTGTCGGTTAAGGTAGTGCAAGGCTCGTGCGGCTCTATGCTGCGCTTGGTCGTAAAGCCCTCAAGGTGTAACCCGTGAGTGTGGGCACAGGGTACGAGCTTACTAAGATAATACTTCAAAGTCGTAGCGACTTATCTCCCACTGAAAAGTTAGTCCTCTTAACTCTCGTGAGTCATTGCAGCACCAACTGGGACTCGTGGCCTAGCCAAGGTCGAGTAGCAAAAGCTACGGGGTACTCTGTATCTACGGTTAACCGAGCAATAAAATCCTTAGAGGCTCGCAGGATTATCCGAATATCGAAGTACACAAGACAGGATAACCCCCAAAAAAAGAACAAGTACCACATGCTAGAAACGCAAGTCTTAGATGCGTTTAAAGCAATCAAGACTTGCCGTAAAAGCAATCAAGGCTTGCCGGAGGAGCACCTTAATAAATCAAAGAATAAATCAAAGAATAAATCAAAGAATAAAGCGGAAAGTATTCCGCAAGACAAAATTAACATGGATGCCTTAGAGGAGAATTTTAGTATGAATGATAAGAAAACATTGAAGCACGTAAAAGCTGATGAGTACCTAGCAAATTCAAAATCAAAATCAAAATCAAAAGTTACACTTGAGGATAAAGCCCTAGATATACTTATCAAAGTCAGGGGGTCTTCTAAGAAGTTGCCTTACGAAAAGATTAGTAATCTCTGGAAAGAAATGATCTTAAGTTCACAGTACGCACCTGCTGAACTCGGGGAGATGTACCAAGCACCGAGCCTAGGCATTATAAAAAAGCTGCAAGTGTTTCGTACCGAGTTAGTCGATCAGGGTCTTGGAGGCGAGGAGCAGTTAGCAGAAATACTGCACTACGTAGTTAATAACTGGAAGGCTTTTTTGGGCTTTGTAAAAACTCGATCCTCCCTCCCATCCGCAGGGGATACCCCGATTTTGTGGGTGATACTCCAGCACCGAGCTTTAGCTTTAGAGTTTACCCTTAGCGGCACAGCACCGTCCGAAGATTTTAGTGCCTCCGAATTTGCCGGAAACGCAAAGGCATCGAAGTACTCAGGAACGGCAGAGCCTCAATAAGCACAGCATTTGGGGGTTGAAAAAGCAAAAGATAAAGATGTATCATACGCCATGAGTTGCGAATTTATAGGACAAGGGAGAAAACTATGAATATGTCAATGAATAAAACCTTGGACGAGGCGTTTGACAGCAAGGTTTTAGTGGCGGATTGCCCGTACCATGTAGGGCTTACGCGTGTCGTAGACGCGGTTGTTCGAGGTGCCAACATTCCTATGGCAGCACTGTTGAACGACAGCAGGATGTATGCCAAAACCGCAGAGCTAGATTACGTACTAAACTACCCAAGCCTAGTAGATGACAACTTGTACGGCTTGGCATTTACCTCTATGTCATCTACTGAGGTGTACAAGCGTATGATTGGGCTTTCGGGCATGCTTATACGAAATAAAAAAAGGGTACAGCTAAGGACTCTGCACGAACTTTCCGACATGATTAAATCTGAGGAGCCTATCGACAAAGACTGCCTATTCGTGCCAGACTTCTCGATCCCTGATAACGGGGAGGTGTCCGACTGGCTTAAGCAGCGTTTGTACTCAATTCTCCTGATGAGGGTGAGTAAAGGTTTGCAGACTTTTTTGTACGTTCGAGATTTTAAGTCTTTAAGAGTGCAGTTCGGGGATGTTTTTGCCGAGCACATTCAGCAAAATTTTTGTATTATCGAAACATAACTATAACCAACTAATCGTATGGAGATTGTATGGCATCCGCTGGACTTAAATTACTGGGGTCAATTCAGAATGTGGGAGACTTATCTAAGTTCGATTTGTCTGAGGACTTGTTTGTAGGCGGAAAGGAGGTAGACGTTTACACGTTCGCTACTGAGCATGCCTTAAAGCACGGGGTCTATCCTTCGGGGGAGGCATTTTTAGAGCAGGGCATTGTACTGCCAAGCACCGAAGAACCCCCCAGTTATTACTACGACCAAGTCATCGACAGATACATGAAAGTCGAGATGAAAAAAACCATGATAGAAGCGTCAGACATGGTCAACAACAAAGACTATGTCGAGGGACTTAAGCTACTAAGCGGGATGTGCGCAGCACTGTACCACCGAGAGCAGCCAAACAAATTAGTTAACTATATCGAGCAAGGAAATTCTGCGGTGTTGGCCGCGTACGCCAATGCCCAACTTCCAGACAACGAAGGCGTAAGGTTAGGGTGGAATACTCCCGACCAGATGACCGGAGGGCTACATGGAGGTGACGTAGCCACGATCGTAGGAAGGCCCGGGGCAGGCAAGACTTTTATGATGTTATACATTGCGTTAAATTGTTGGTTGCAGGGAAAGGTGCCGTTGTTCGTTTCAATGGAGATGAAGCCCCTCCCAATTATGCAACGGCTAACAGCAATGATGTTAAATTTACCTCTTACAAACATAGTGACAGGTACGTTGCCAACGGAGTTATACAACAGCATGAGTACGGGGCTTCAAGACATTACGGGCAAGCACCCCTTCCACATTCTCGACGGAGCGTTGAGTTCGACAATCGAAGACATTACTTTACAGGCGCAGCAGCTCAGACCCGACATAGTTTTGATCGACGCAGCGTACCTACTTCGGCACCCAGATAAGCGGTTAGGTCGATGGGATAGGGCCACGCAAAATATGGAGGATATGAAGTCGGTTCTTGCCGAAGGGCTAGACATTCCTGTTGCTTGTAGCCATCAGTTAAATCGAGAGGCACAAAAGAAAATAAACAAAGGTAAGGAAGATGAATTGGGCGTTGAGGATATCGCACAAACAGATTCCGTGGGGCAAATCAGCTCGTTAGTTATGGCACTTTTACAAGCCGAAAAGATCGAAGACAATCATCTTATCGACACACGAGCAGTCACAATAATGAAGGGACGTTCTGGCGAAACTGGGAGCTTCAATATTCGCTGGGAGTTTCAAAATGGGCCAAACTGGTTGCAGTTTGGGGAGATGGATTCCGTACAGGATGGCAAACTTTATTATTGACATGACACTACGTTTAATGTAGTGTTACCACAACATTAACTAAGGAGAGCACAATGGCTTTAAAATTCTTATCAGGCATTAAAAATACTGTAGTACATGATGTAGATGCGGTAAATATTGCAAATGTTACTCAGGCGATAGATGACTACGTTGAGGACAAAAACGCGTACGACATGGCACTTAAAGAGCTTGAACCGTTGAAGGCTAGGGTAGCCGCAGCTAAGAAAACTTTATTTGAGTACGTTGACGAACATACGGCCCCCGAAGACGAGCGTGTTCTCGAAGGTTTTATGCACTCAATAGTCGCGTCTCCAAAATACAAAGAAGGTGAGCTGGCCGCTGTAGATGTGATCTACGAGAAGCTAGATGTTGAGACGTTTTTAGCTGTAGCTAAAATTGGTATCACTGAGCTAAAGCGTTACCTCACGCCCGAGGAGTTCGACAAAGTTTGTACGTATCGAAACTCTGGAGCGCGTAGACTCAAGGTTAAGAGCTAGATGGATCGGGAGCGCATTAAGCAGTACTTGTCATCCCTTGGAGTACCTCATGCAGACATGGTGGACGGGGACGAGTGGGTACGGTGCCCTTGCGTACTTGCACCGTGGACGCATGATTCAGGCAAAGACTCAAGCCCCTCTTTTGGGGTTAAAGTTCTTGCTAACAAGGAGAGCTTTTTTCACTGTTACTCTTGCGAGTCTGGCGACCTTGTCGATTTAGTGTACCAACTGCGCGACAGATCAAAAGGGGCTAACCGATACGATTATGTTACCGCGTTAAAAATCTGCGAGGCTGAAATGACCGATGACATCGTTTTAAGTTTTTCAGACGATGTATCAACGTACAATGCACCGGACACGTTGTACTCAGAGATTTGGTGGCAGAAAAATTTTAAGCCTGCTGTGACCGTTGAAGTTGCCCGCAACTATTTAAGGGGCAGGGGTTTAACGGACAAGATTATAAATGAACTTGATATCAGATACGACGGGCACCGCAACATTGTCGTGTTTCCGATACGCAACTCTAATGCGGAACTGGCACAAGTTCGAGGAAGAAGGATAGACCCTCAAGGGGACGCGCCTAGATACCATGTTTACAAAACTGGAGAGAAAAAATACACAAAGAATATTTGGTACGGGGAGGAGTGGCTTAACCCTGACGAGCCTGTCCTTATGGTCGAGTCTGTTTTTGATTTGGCTAGTGCGTATCGGGAGTATAAGAACGTCATAGCCCCTCTGTCTGTAGGGATAAGTAGGGATTGTGCCTATCGAGTTTCTGAGTGTAGCGAGATTGTTACTATGTTTGATTTGGGCAAGGGGGGAGATAAGGCACGGAATAAAATTGACTTGTATTTTCCCGATGCGATCATCACTCACCTGCTCCCATCAGAAGGATGCAAAGACGCGGGCGACATGACCTGCCAACAAATGTTTGAGGCACTGGAGTTTTTTTTGCCGATGGGAACTCCTGTATGAGGTACTGCATTCTGAACGGGGCCAACGAGATAGAAATATCCGAGACCTTGTGGAGCGACCTAAACGAGATGATGAGCAGGGATGATATTAAACAATTCATCTCCGACACCATTGAGCAAAACAACGTGCCGATGCCGATGCGTGAGATATCACTTAATGACGCAAGGGATTCCCACCTAAAACTACGAGAGAGGGACTGCAACCCTGTACAGGGGAAGTGGTTTACACGATACGATTACAGTGATCAGTACCCTCTTAATGATTTGTATTTTCCTTCTGATACGACGGGCAACCTGTCGAGCGATTATTTTCACCAAGAGAGCAGGTGGCACTGTGACAGTATCAACTCGCCCTCCCCGTATAGATCATGGACAGTAGAGAAATTTAGGCTGACGTTATTCAACGCGCTGTGGTCTATGAAACTCACAAAGGTTACGTCAAAAGAATTGCGTAGCATCATTGGATTGCGCAAGTACATTGCCAGCCAATTCCGACCTAGTACAGCGAAAGGGGTGTACGAATTGTTCAAGGCTGACAGGGTGCTGGACTTCTCCTCTGGATGGGGCGATAGGCTGTCAGGCTTCATGGCAACAGGGGGAAGCCTGTACACTGGAGTCGATCCTAATAAACAACTCATCTCTGGGTACAAGGATCAGTTAATATTTAGGCCCGAGCACCAAACGATTAACATGCTGCAAGGTTGCTCTGAGGACATGCCGCTGGAACCTCATGGTTACGATTTGGTATTTACCTCACCCCCGTACTACAACATTGAGCGGTACACACAGGAGGACGATCAGTCGTTCAAGAGGTATCGGAAGATTGATGATTGGAACAAAAATTTTCTGCACCGCGCCCTGTCTAATGCGTGGCAGGTTTTGGATAAGGGAGGGCACATGATTATCAATATTAGCGACGTGTACTCCAACCACACGGTCAATAAAATTTGTGATGAGATGAATGACTTCATTTTAAGCCTCCCAGATTCTAACTACGTGGGGTGCATTGGGTACCAGATGAGGCAGCGTCCTAACAGTGGAGCACTGAAAAATAAAGAAGGAATTTTTGCAGAACCAATGTGGGTGTGGCAACGACAGTAATTATCGTGTACAGTCCCCCTTACGCTGACAATAAGCGTCAAAATATTCGCTCCTGATTGGAGCATAACAACGTCCTAAGCGACGAGGAGTAAGTAGTATGGGTATTACATTTTTGAAGGGTGCTGCATCCCACCAAGCAGTTGACAAAGTCGAGGCCGAGCAAGAGGCCAAAAAGAACACAGACTTTTCTTACACGACACGTTTTTGGATACCTGAAAACGGCACTACCTCAATCACTTTCCTTGATGGCGACCTTGATGGTAACGGCATGCTCGACGAGCTGACGTACTGGGAGCACCAAGTCAAAATGGGAGGAGACTGGCGTAATTGGTATCCGTGCATTCAGGGTGAGGAGAAGTGCCCAATTTGCGAAGACGGGGAGTACAAGAGTTCACTGGTTGCGATCTTCACAATTATAGACCACAGCGAGTGGGTGTCTAAAAAGGGCAAGTCAAAAGGCAAAACTTTTAAAGACCAGAAAAAACTTTTTGTCTGCAAGAAGGGTGTTTTAAAACGGTTACGCCAGCTAGCAACAAAACGCGGGGGTCTGGCCGGAGTCACTTTTGATGTTTCTCGTCTAGGCGACACTTCCGAAAACGTCGGGGACACTTTTGATTTTACTAAGAAGTGGGAAGACATGTCTGAGTTTGCAGGGGCGTACAACCTTAATGCAGAAGACGTTTACCCTCACGACTATACCGACATCGTGCCTGATTTTAGTCGCGCTGATTTAATTAAGTTAGGTTTTGGAAGTAACTCTTCGGGAGGCCCTGCCGCAGGTTCAGAACCTGCCGCTGTCGGAAGTTACGACAAAGAGTTGTAAGCAGTATCGGCTCCCCTGCAATTTTTTTGCTGTTGCCACAAGCGGTAGCAAAAAGGGGGGAGCCTCCAATTTTAAGGAGATAATTTTTGAGTTTAATTATGACACAAGAACCTGTCGGTATTTGGGCGGGGTCAGTGTACAAAGACTGCAAAGAGCTACGCAAAAAGTACTCTTTTTTAGATAAGTACAAAGAGCCGTTTGTGATGTACCGCGAGGTTGTATACAACAACCAGCCCCATCTAATGCTACCTAGAAATTGCTCACCTGTACTAGGGGGAAGCACTGACTATAGGGACGCAGGAGAAGATGTATTTTTTGAAAACAACTTTGTGCCCCGCAGCGCAGAACAAGTGCGGGTAGTCAAAGAAGTTTGCGCATTGTTAGAGGGGGACGTTAGCCATATTTGTCAGGCCATGACGGGGTTTGGAAAAACTTATGTAGGGTGTGCAGCAGCGGCTCACATAGGAAAAAGAACTTGCGTAATTACCACCAAGCAGGACATTATTAAGCAGTGGGCTGACGCAGCTAAGGCTGTTCTGGGGCTGCGGGATGAGGACATTGGCTACGTGCAGGGGGACGTGAACTCAAGCGCAGGTAAGCCTTTTGTTATCATGCTAGTACAGTCTGCGCTGAAAGGCCCAGCTAGGTACGACCAAGAGACCTTTGACGGGTTTGGTTTAGTCATTCCTGATGAGGTTCACCGAATGGGAGCGGAGCAGTTCTCCCAAGCAATGTGGCACTTAAACGCAAAGCTACGGCTAGGTTTGTCCGCCACTCCTTACCGCAAAGACGGAAGGGACGCAGTGTTTGCTGCGCATATCGGAAGCGTTCAAGTGGTAGGCACACAAGAGTCTATGGTTCCCTCTGTGATACGTACACATACCCACTGGGAAATCCCTATGGTAAATCGCTACGGAGTTATGGTACCAGTACCTCACGACTTCGGGAGAATCATGGGGCTTGTAAAGCACATGGCTAACAGCTCAAAACGAAATCACATTTTATGTAGGTTCATTGATGCCGCGTACAACAAGGGCAGACATATTATTGTGTTCTGCGACACAACCGAGCACCTCGAAAACTTAAACAAGATGTTGGTTAAGGACTACGGAATTGACAAGCAGGAAATGGGCTTCTATGTAGGACTGACGTACTACAAAGGCGGTAAAAGTGAGAAGGAAGCGGTACGACAACAAGCCAAAGAAAAAAGAATAATACTGGCTACGTACAAGATGGCATCAGAGGCAACCGACATCCCACGGTTAGACTGTGCTGTACTGGGAACTCCTCGTGGAGACGTTAACCAGATTGTCGGTAGAATTAGAAGGGATTTTCCCAGCAAAAAGCAGCCCGTAGTTTTTGACCCTTTGGATAGCGGGTCAAAAGTTTTAAACGCGTATGCAGGCTCTAGGTTTAAGTGGTACACGGAAATAGGCGCACCTGTTAAGAATATTAGTTGAAAAACGAAAAGGTTTTACTGTATGATCAATAATCATTTTTTATAACAGAGATGGTTCCTATGGTAGGTGTCGATCCCAAAAAACGAGTTAGAGATTGGTACCTAGCCAATGCAGGTATTACCAGTAAGAAGTTAAAAAAAGACTACCAGTCTGACCCTCTAGTTCGTGAACTCAAGATCGCAAGATCAAAGGACTACCGAGAAAAGCGCAAAGCCGGAGCAGTTGTCGAGCGAGTTTACCACCGCCATTTTAACGGCAAGGATGTAGAAACTTACTCTATCGGTTACGTTGCAGATAGCGCAGGGACGTACACCCAAATGTTAATCAATTTTGAACGACGAAAGTGGATACCACGTCCACTGTTTACCGAGCACCACAGGCTCTATACAAAGCGGCAAATGATAGAGATAAAAAAAGTTGTAACGCTGTACAAAGAACTGCTTGAGAGGGATATGCCTCGTAAAGCATTTAATTTTTTAATGCAGGACAACTGCATTGAGATCGCTAGGAGGTGGTCAACATGGCTATAAAATTTGTAACGATTGCAGAAAATGAAGGCACGATGAAGACGCATCATGCAGTAGAGATCGACAACGATAAGGTACTACCCTTAGATAAGAAACAAGGCAAGGGCACTATGTCCGTGCAAGAGGTTTCTTCGGGCAAGGCTTATGCCGAAGTTTCTAGTGAGCAAAACGTAGGTGATCCAATCATAACAAATCAGCCGTTAGCTAACGTGGGCATTACGTTAGGGTACACCAAAAATCTAGGGAACTACGAGGCAGCTAAGGTTTCAGTTTCTTGCCACATGCCCTGTACGCCCACCGTAGCTGGAGTGGACGAAATGTTTATTCAAGTAGAGTCTTGGGCGAATAAAAAAATGGAAGAAATAGTTGCAGAATTAGGCGAGGGTTAACGTATGTCGTCAAAAAGCGTAAAGGAGATGCTGCAAGAGTTCTGCAAAGATTACAACGACCCCGATATTGCAAGGCTGGGAATGAGTAGTACCCCCGTCCCCCGACTAGCTACGGGCTGGTTTTCGTTAGACCTTGCATTGGGCGGAGGTTTTCCAGAAGGGCGGTGCTCTGTTGTGTTTGGGACAGAGGGGGCGATGAAAACAACAATAGCGTTGAGGGTTATTGCCGCAGCCCAAAAAAAGTACCCAGACAAAAAAGCAGTCTTTGTGGATATCGAGGGGCACTTCGACGCGCACTGGGCAAAAATTAACGGGGTAAACACCGACATTATGGGGTACATAATACCAGACACTGCCGAGAGTTTTGTCGAAATGGTTGAAGGGTTACTCTACACAAAGGATATCTCTGTTGTCGTATGCGACTCACTGGCAGCACTTGTTACTGGACACGAGCTTTCTAGCGAAGTGGGAAAGGCTATGGTGGGCACCCAAGGAATACTAATTAACAAGTTCTACCGAAGGGTCTCTAGGTCTCTTTCCCAAGCAAAAGCAAAAGGACTGTACCCTACGTTGCTCTGCATAAACCAGATACGAGAGAAGGTTGGGGTTATGTACGGCTCGCCCGAAACTCAGCCGGGGGGAAGGTCTTTTAGGTACGCGTCGTCGCTAACTGTGCGAGTGTCAGGCAAGGATGAGTTTAATAAGGACGCACCCAATGTCGGCTTGCCTGCATTTAAGAACGTCTCTGTTAAAGTGGTTAAGCAGAAAGTTGGAATACTTAACACCGCTGCGGAGATTATGGTAGCGTTACAACCGAATGCAAAACACGGATTAAATATAGGAGACACGTACTCTTGGAATACGGTTCTCCATTACCTAAAGGACTTAGGCTGGCTGTCAAAAGGAAAGAAAGGTTGGGAGCTAACATTTACAGATACCAAAGAAGTTATTACTTACAATGTGCAAGACGAGATCAAAGAGCAGATGAGAAATGACCCCGAGTTTGACTCAAGAGTTAAGGGCTTAATATTTCAAGAGTTACTAAATCCGACTGAGCTAGTGTACACAACCGAGCTACTCGACGTATGAGAGCAGTAATAGTCACAGCAAAAACAGGAGTTGATGGTTGCTCTTATTGGACAGCTAAAGTTCACGGCATTCGCGCAAAGCGTTACGAGCGAGGCCATAACCTGCAAGGGTGTGACGATGCCGACAGAGTAGCGAACGAATACCTCGAATTTCTGGACTGGGGTTACGCAGTAAACCATAGAGCCACGTTGAATGAGGACAGCTACGTTTACATCCCCGAAAAACTAAGGAGAACGACACTCTAATGCCGGAAGACTTTTACGAGTTACGTAGGAACAAACTCAAGGGTATAGGTAAGGTTGGGAGAGTGGCTGAGACTAAAACAGGCAAGAGGCTAGGGGGTAGAATGGTCGCAGCCTCTGGAGCTATGATAGGGGTTAAAGGCGACATTGATCTTGACGACTTTCTTGTAGAAAATAAAAGCACGGTTAACGGATCAATGTCGTTAAAGCTACAGTGGCTGCAAAAGATATCACACGAGGCTTTGGGCAGGTCGAAGAGGCCAGCCCTTGCAATACAGTTCACCGATGCAAAAGGAGACCCACTAAAGAACGGGTCTTACGTTATGGTAAGTGAGCGGGATTTTCAGGAGCTAATAGACAAGGACTCTGTATGAAGTTTCTCAAAACTGTACGAGACAAAAAGAGTACTGTTTTAATAAAAGACCTTTTGCTGCAAAGAATGACAACTACACAAAAGGGGAGGCCGATTACTCGTGTACACGCGTCCGATCTAACCCGAGAAGACTACGAGTATTGCCCGCGCCAGATTGCCCTGCAAATACAACAAGGCATACCCCCCAAAAAACAATTTATACCCGCAGCATTACGATACACTTTTGACGAAGGCAACGACAAGCAGTCTCGACTAAATAACGATTGGGCGGGGGACATCATGCACGGGTACTGGGACTGTTTGTCCTGCGACCACTGCTCTGATTTTGGAGCAAGGCCAGCTACGTGTACTGCTTGTGGTCGCAAGACTTTTAAGTTTAAGGAGCCTCGGTTTACACTAAAGCACTCAGGCGCGTCCTGCGGAGTCGATATCTTGCTGGATGTGGGGGAGCCTAAATTGATGCTTGCCGAGTGCAAGATTATAAAGAGCGAAAATTTTAAAAAGCTGCAAGCACCTTTATCGGAGCATCGAGTTAGAACTCAACTATACCTGCGTATGGTGGCAGAGTCCGATAACGCCCACAGGCACAAAATCAACACCGACAAAGCACACATTTTGTACATGTCGAGGTCGCACGGGTTCAAGGATGACAACGGAGTTATTAGCCCATTCAAAGAATTTATTGTGCAGCGTGATGACAAGGTTACTCGCCAGCCCTTATCAAAAGCTAGGGCATTGCAGATAAGTAGAGAGAGCACGGACGGTGCTGTTTTTGAAGAAGCTAATCCGATGTACCCCGCACGGATTTGTAACGACATGATGTGTACAAGAGCAGGCAGTTGCCCCGTAGCAAAAGTATGCTTTTCTGAAAAGTACAGTTCAGACATTACTTGGGTAGACAGCGAGGGCCAGCCAGCACACACGGGACTTCAAGTACTCGCCTCCGACACATTAGTTAAGGAAGATGAGTATGCCTCGGAAACGACCCCGTAAATCCGGTAGGCCAGTTGATCACGGCATGTCAGGCACTAAGACCTACCGAGCTTGGGAGACGATGATGTCCACTGTACACACTGAGCAATGTTACGTGGATTTTAAGTGGAGAAAGTTCAGCGGATTTCTTGCGGAGATGGGACTTGCCCCATCAAAAGATTACGTGTTTAGGCGAAGGCTTAAAGCAAAGGGTTACAGCAAGGAGAACTGTTCATGGGCACACAAAAACTCAAGCAAAAAGACATCCCAAAATTACGGGAAAAACTAATTGCCGCGCAGAAAAACATTTGCCCACTCTGCAAGACTGAGCTACTTAAGGCAGACGCGGTTCTGGATCACGACCACACGACTGGACACATCCGGTTTGCCTTACACCGATCCTGCAATCGAGCAGAAGGATTGATCAAACGAGCAGCAAGGTTTTCCCGATCAAAAGACGCGCAGTTTTTTGTTAAGCAGGTCGCGCACTTGTGGGATGAGAGTTTTACACATAACCCTTTGCACCCATCATTTAAAACTAACGACGACAAACGACTCAAACTATTGAAGAAAAGGCTTAAGGAAGTTACTCAGGCCCATTCTCGTAAAAAAATAGAGCAAGAAATTTTGCATATCAAACAGCGTCAGTTGTAACTTACTGATTTTATAAGGAAAAATAAATTGAAAAAAGGTGTTGACATAGGGGCACTACGCCAGTAAAGTAACACCCGAAGTCAAGAGAAACCCCACTTAAGGAGATCGACATGAAATACCGAGACCAAGAAGGCCAAGCACTTTTAGTTGGCGACCCCGTTGCCGTTGAGAAGGATTGCGGCATGATTAACGAAGGATGTATAGGAATAGTTATCGAATTGAGCGAGCAAAACGGAATTGTAGTTCAAGGTAACTGCGGAATGATCGAATACGTTGACGGTAACGTACTTTCCGAGAACATCGTACGTTGGGGCAAACGGCTTGTCGGCCCACGGTTACGAGGCTGCGTAAAACCTAGATTGCAAGTCTGCCAACTAGATGATCATGGGTTCGCTTACAACTAAACATTTTGCAACTTTTAAAACAGGGGATTAAAATGAAAGACTGGTCACTACTAAACATTCAGGCGCAGCAGTTTGCGCCTAATGACGTTGACCGTGTGGCGGCAATGATGAACTCCTCTCACTACGACGATTGGAGCTATAAGGTAAAACATGATCCCAAGGGCATAGGATTTTCCTTGATAGAAATTTATGACGAAGGTGGGGAGTTTGTTTCTTACCTCTAGGAGAATTTATGAGTAAAGTGTTTAGCCCTAACGATAAAGTGGTGGTACCTTGGAACGGGCAACAAGTTGACGCACTAGTGGTGGATGTTTTAAGCACTATGTTGTTTGTTAAGTTTGATCAGGGCGGAGAGGGTTTTGTTTTCCAAGCAGAGGCAAACCCAAAGAAGGTATGATCTTAAGTTCACAAACTAGTTGAAAAATAAAAGAGCATGATGTTACTATGCTTGGTAGAAACACCCACGCACTGCCATAACGGAGATCGGGCAGAGCATATCAGCAGCTAGACTGCATATTGTAGGAGATTAAGAATGTCTAATGTAACAACTAAGGCACCCAGCGACGTACTACTGACTAAACCACTCACAGGCGAAGACCAACTCGTTTCTATCGCGCAGCAAATAGAGGGAATGAAAGACGACAGAGACGGAGTTTATTCACAAATATCCGAAGTTCAAAACAACAAATCCTTTGACGATTTTAAACTTGGAGGACTGCTAACAGTTGCGCAAGAACAGAAATGGTACAAGGACGACGGCTACTCTAAATTTCGAGAGTTTCTTGAAGCGCAGTTTCCGACTATTGAGTACCGCAAAGCTAACTACTTAATGAACATGTACGTAGCTTTAATCGAGGCAGAGGTAGAGTGGGAAGACGTGAAGGACATAGGCTGGACTAAGTTGTCACGGCTGGCGGGCGTTATTGACAAGTCAAACGCGGCCCAGTGGATTACGATAGCAAGGGAGAACACTACGCTAGAGTTGCTTGACAAAATCAAGGAGTCAAAGCAGGCAAACGGCCCCACCGACCCCACGGCTTCTGAACCCCTAAAGAAGAAAAATTTCTCTTTACACGAGGATCAGATGGAGGTGGTTTTGGATGCGCTGGGCAAAGCCAAGCACGAACTGGATACGGAGTACGACTCGGTAGCATTAGACGGCATCTGCCAGAACTTTCTTTCTGGGGCGACTGTCTCGCAGCCGTTAACAGGCGACCAACAGCCAAGCATAGGGGAGCCTAGCCTCAAAGCGCAGATGCACGGTGCAGGGTACCTTGAGGTGCTGGAGACTTTTGATCAACTCTGGCCGGACATTACCCTGCAAATTGCCATCCCCGAAAAAATGGCGTAGCCATGAGCTTACCGGAGAAAATTTTAAAAATTATGGGCCTTTTGGCCCTAACTTTTTCTACCATACTATTCCTTAGTATGATTCTGGCGTTCCCTGTATTCTGGTTATGGAATGACATGCTAGTAAGGGTTTTTGGGGTTGTCGGTTTGGACTATTGGGACGCGGTATACTTGATAATGCTAATACGTTTTCTCATACCCATACCCATTCCAAGTACCACAAACGTGGGCACCAAAGTAGAGCGAGTGATCCGTGCTTAATCAAGTTTCTAGGGGACGCAACTCCCGCAACAGTGCTATCGCAAAAGCCGTCGCCAAGATAGCCTCTTCGGAGGTTATCATGCTGCCCTCAGAAGGGATTGCCAGCGCAATTCTTTATTTAAAGGGGAGGGCGGTTAGGATGTTGTACATCACGTCGTACAAGGAAAAGTTTACGGACTGCACCACCACATCCTTGAGCGCAAAAGCCTATACCGCGATTAAGCAAGCCCAAGAAGATTTTAAACTACCCGCCACTTTGGTTGCGTCGTACGAAGACAGACTAGCCATTGTCGCAGTTGACGACCTCGACTCAGTGGCTATGCTGGACGATAAAATCTTTACACAAGGGCAGCGGGGACACAAAGCACCTTTGCACATACCCGTTGGAATAATGAAACAATTTCCCGCAGTAGGTTAGCCTATGAAAACAGTAGTAGTTCCTCCCCCAAAAAAACCGTCTAAGAAAAAGGGGCGAAGTAAAAACCACGACTGGAACGCGTTAATGGAGTTGTTTATTCGTAAGAATTTAGAAACGGATCGCACGTCTAAATACACGTTAGACATGCTAGCTAAAGAATCGGGTATAGCAGTTGGCACAGTGCGAAACAAATCCGCAGAGGGTAAGTGGAACGATGCGCTTGACAGGGCTAAGGACAAAAAGTTTCTTAAGACTTTAGACCTTGTCATAAACTTAGAGGCCGAGGAGGAAGCGGCTGTTAGGGTCAGGCAAGCGTCTATTTCCCGCATGCAGGTTACTATGGCGGCAGCGGAACTACAGACCCGAAAATTTTCAGAGTTCTCCGATAAGGATTTGTTAATGGCCTTGAGAGATGGCATGGAGCAGGAGCGGAAAGCGTATGGATTTTCAACCACTTTTGACATAGGTATAATGCCCGCAACAGGCTCGAACTTTGAGAGTGTTAGGGACAACATGGAGAAGCATCAGCAAGCGTTATCAATGGCAGATAACCTAAGAGAGTTTCTGTCAAACATGCCCTCAGAAGATGACGGTCTAAAGGATATTGATGGAACCGCAGAAGAAGTCAAAGAGTGAGTACCCCAAAGAGCTTGTTTTGTTTGCTCGGGAACATGGGATATCTGTGGAAGCCGCCACAAATATAGCGCGGCAGTTAGTTGAAGAGAGGTACAAATACCATCGTAATCCCGTAGGCATCAGAGAGTTTGTTGAGTCTCCTTACTACATGAATGCAAGAGGGTTGGTATACCCCAAGGTCATGGATGAACTGGAGATAATGAACAGCGGAAAGTATACAGAAGTTATTTGTACGGGTTCGATTGGCTCGGCTAAGACAACCATAGCGGTGTACACACAAGTTTATCAGTTGTACCTACTGTCCTGTTACGTGTCACCTCACGCAGAGTTTAAGCTAGACCCCTCTACCGAAATTGTAATTGTTGTGCAGTCACTTAACCTGACCAAGGCAAGAGAGGTGGGGTTTGATCGGATGCGTAACATGGTTGACGCGTCCCCGTACTTTCAAGAGTATTTCCAGTACGACAAAAACAAAGAGTCTCAAATGATGTTTCCGAATAGGGTTATCGTAAAGCCCGTCTCGGGGCACGACACGGCCACCATTGGCGAAAACGTCATAGGGGGACTGATTGACGAGGTCAATTATATGGCAGTAATTGAGAAGTCAAAAAAGTCTATCGACGGGGAGCAGTATGACCAAGCTACGGCAAACTATAACGCCTTAGCCCTTCGTCGTAAAAACCGATTTATGCAAAACGGAAAGCAGCCGGGCATTCTAAATTTAGTGTCTTCTCGAAGGTACCCCGGCCAGTTTACAGACAAAAAAGAAACTGAGGCCAAAGAGGAGCTAGAGAAAGCAGGCAGGACTACGATATACATTTACGATAAAAGGTCGTGGGATATACACGACGCTAGCAGGTACGGAGGCAAGTGGTTTAAAGTTTTCACGGGCAATCTAAGCAAGCATGCCCGAATGCTAGAAGAGGACGAGCAGCTACCCCCCGAGGATGCAGGACTGGTGGTAGATATACCTGAAGAGTTCAGAGATAACTTTAAAAACGACATGAACCAAGCACTGCGGGACGTGGCAGGAATTAGTACTCTGGCAAAGCACCCGTACATTAGCAATACCGGAAAAGTTTCCGAATGTTTCGGGCACCACGAGTCAATTTTATCCTTGAACGAGACAGATTTTTTACGAACAATACCCAGCATATACCCCCGACGTTTTTACAAGCCAACTATTCCACGATGGGCGCACATTGACCTTGCAACTACCGGAGATGCCGCAGGCTTGTCTATAGGTTTTGTAGAAGGGTTCCGCAGGTTTTCACGAGGAGCCGCCACCGGAGGCGAGATGCTGCACCATATCCGGTTTGATTTAAACTTGAGAATCACGCCCCCCCAAGGAGGAGAAATTATTTTTGAAAAAATACGATCTCTGCTATACCTTTTGCGGGAGTCAGGGTTAAACATTAAGTGGGTTTCTTGTGATGCGTTTCAGTCCGTAGACACATTGCAAATTTTAGCAAGCAGGGGCTTCCAAGTTTTAAAGCAGTCAGTCGATACGGACATGATGCCTTATGACCAAACAAAATCAGCTTTAATGGATGGGCGGCTAAGGTTCCCACAAAACGAGTTTCTAAAAAAGGAGTTCGCATCTTTGGAACTAAACCAACGAGGCAATCAAAACAAAGGCAAAGTAGATCACCCGCCAAATTTCTCAAAGGACGTGGCAGACTCTGTTGCAGGAGTGGTTTTCGGACTGATGATGCGTAGAGAGATATATGCAATGCACAACATATCGCCTAGTGAAGTTCCCGAGGTTATTAAGCAGGTGGTCGTTAAAACTTCTGACAGGATGGCGTACGAAACTGATAGAAAAGATAAGTCTCAAGTAGACGTTATTGCAGAGGTACATAGGTAGCAGAGGCTTTGATAGTGATAACCTAAAATTCAAGGATGAACTAACGGGTCGGATAACCCTACAATGGATAACTTCTGAGGATTTAAAATGGACGCATCAAAATTAGCAAATGTTTCTGACGCTACGATAAAAGGCGCAGCGATCAGGGATTTAGTAAAAGGGGCCGTAGGCGGATGCAACCAAGTAGCAAGTCTACGTATGGCAGCTAACGTGGTTGATCAAGAAATCATTACTCTGGGCACTGATGTTTTTGAGTTTAACGTAGTCGCAACTGACACTACCCACAACATAGGTGAGGTAGTTGCTGGCGAGATGGCTACAGGAGTTGTGGCTAATACTCTAACTTTGGTTAACGCCAAAGCCACGTCTATTGCAGTCGGTGACGTACTGCTTTGCCAAGCGGAGTACATGCTCGTAACAGGCAAGTCTATAGGCGCAGCTAACACAGCTTTAACAGTACGCAGAGGGTACGCAGGTTCTACTGCCGCTACTCACGCAAACGCGCAGCAGTTAGACGAGGCGGTGCAGAGTGTAGCTGCCGGACGTATAGCTGTTCCCATCACGGGCACACTGACCCCTACAGCCGTAACGCCTTTATTGGTTAAGGCCGTTAACGCGGAAGGTTCAGCAGCGCAGGGAGTGACAGCCACGCAGATTAGTGTTAACTCAGTAGTACTATCTCGGGCCGCTGACGGAACTCAGACAACTTGCTCCGAAGGTATGACTGGCGGAAACAATGTTATTGATGCGAAATTTCGCGGAGGAGTTCAGCCCGGAAAAAGCACCATGTCTGTTGTTTCACGAGTACCCACTGCGACAGAGGTTACACTCGGCACCATGAGCTTTGTGTTCCCGTTTAGTGTCACCACTGCACAAGTTTATGCGGTGACTACTTCCACTGGAGCTACTATTGCTATCAACGGAGCGATTGCCCGATCAGGCGCAGTCGTTACTATTAACAACGCAGGAGACACTGACTGGGCCGTAACGTCTACAGTGACTTGTGTTGCTTCTGGCAACCTTGGTGATGCTGCATAGCAGCTCGTTAGTTGACGGGGGCCGCTACAGGCCCCCCGATACTTTTTTATAGGGGCGCAGGATGAGCAATCCTAGAAGAAAAACTAGAGACTTAAATAGATTTGAGAACTGGCGCACAGGTGAGCTAGTAGTCAACAAGGATGAAGTTGACTTGTACTCTATGACCCAGCTTCAATGGAGCAAGACTCGCTCCGCCCTCATTTTTTTAGAGAGGCAGATTAAACTTATGGGGAGCATCCCTCATTCGTGAACTTGAGTTCAAAACCCCTCCCCATACAGCCTAAAAATAAATTGAAAAAGGTGTTGACATAGTGTCACTACCCCTATAAAGTAACACCCGAAGTCAAGAAAAACCAACTTAAGGAGATCACCATGATTAAGAAATTTAAAATGATACTAAAATCAGATGGAAAATCCTTAGAATTTTTGTGTGAAGTAGATAACGAAGCGTCCGAAGGGTACTTTGTGAATGGCTATAGCAACTGGGAGGGTAAAAGATACGCCTCTGGATTTTCTGTCAAAGTGCTTAACATTGAAGAACCTTTTTCGCAGTTTGATAAAATTCGCAAAAATGCCTTTGAAGAAGTAGCCGACAGACTAGCATCAAGATACCTACAAATTAGACAGGTGCCATCTGCTGTAAAACGAAGCAGGTTGTCAAAAATAGCGTCCTTTGAATATAGCGTGATTAAATTGAAATAAGGTGTTGACATAGGGGCACTACG